ATAAAGTTAAATTATTATTCGTAATAAAACTTGTTAGCCTTTAAGGCTATTGGGGGACTATCCCTGTGCCAAACGTTGATAACCACAACCCTTCTCACCCCGGAAATTGGCGGGGTTGTATTGTGTATAACGTGACCAGCATCGAAAATAATTAACCTATTTGGCAGACAGGCTATTCTTTCTCTGAGTTCAATTGGAACAACTAGTGTATCCATATTTTCTCTCTCAAGGGCGTTTGGAGTGTCTTCTGATACAGCTTTAGGGTGAAGCTCTAAGAAGCCACCAACAACATCATTTGTTTCCGGATAGTACACACATCCAATTTTTGGCCCTCTGAAGATTTTGGTATCTGCGTATAGAAAAGTATCCTCATCTACGTGAACATCTAAGAATTGTCCTGGCTTGAAAGTCCTAGTCCAATATTCAAATCCGCACAATTCCTCAATTGGAAAAGGAAGATTATTTTCCCAGATTGCTTTAATTAATCTTTTCCTTGGTGTATTTGCCTCAGACTTATGCCACCCATCCCAGAACATATAAGGGGCAAAACAATCGGATAACTCATCATGATATCCATTTAAAACAATTGCAATACGATCTTCATCACCCATTGACTCCGGGAAAAAGTCTTTGGTATATTTAATTTCATCTAATAGAATCTGATCTTTTATGTATTTGTCTATAATAATCATAATATATATAGTACTACAGTTTTACTGCATATGTAACAGCGGCCCCGGTTGGATTATGGTAAACGCAGGAATTCTCTATATTTTTAAGATACTCGTGAACTTCGTAAAAATCTGTAAAAACAGACTCATCTTTATATAGAGAATCAGTTCCAGTATAAAGCATCATTATGGTCCCATTTTTGTTTAGCATATTGTAAAATTTAACTACTAATTCAGGATCATGTAAAACGTCATGTATGCTCATGCAGATAAAATCATAGGTCCCGGCATTACTTGACTCTATATCTTGCATTGAAATGGTATTATAATCCCAATCTTCATTATCTTTTTTTATTATTCTTTCAAATAGATTTAATTGATAATTATTAAGGAGTGTTAGCTTTGATCTTTTTTGCATTAATCTAACTAGTCCTGTATTAAATGCTGGGAGGGTCATTAAAGATGTTTTAGGATTAGCAGTTAGGAACCCAAACTCATGAGTGTTAGCCGCATAGTAGTATGCTTGATTGGTGTTCCAGAAATGAGTTTCTTGACTAAATACATCAAAATACCAAATTAAGAAATCCATCCCTGCAGCTATTTTTCTTTTATCTAAAGATAAAGTATCTAAATAGTTTTTAACATTTTTACTTTTTTTTATTGATTCATCAATAGATTCCACATCTACATACTTAATTAAGTTAACTAAATTATCGAAATAATCTTTTTCATACATCATATTTGATTGCCCCCATTGCTATCTGACGCATGTGCCATAATCTTCTTATGTTTCCTATTAATGAGATTCTTTGATTTTTTAAATATAAATAAGAAAGATCTTGACCTAAATTTAATTTACCAGATTCAACATCATCTATTGGAGCCAAGGTTATAGATCTAGTAGCAGCTATGATTTCATCTATATTATAAGAATCTATTTTAGCGCCGTCAAAACCAATGCAGTAGAGATAAAAGATAATCTGCCTATCTATATATGCTAGATCATCAATTGCGTTATAGGTCATATTAGATCTTCTATACCTGGAGACAAAGGAAGTATTATATATCTATTCATTTCAGCAAAGTCGTTTGTTAAAACATATTCTCTAGTTGTGCCACCGTTTTCCATTACAATGTTTTCATCTTCTTCAGAATATGAAGGCACTACATCATCCATTTTTTCTGTAAACTCATGAATGAGTTCTTCGCTAATTTCTTTTGGTTTCATATTAATTAAGTTTTTTTAATGCAGTTACCTGGTTATATAGTGAGGTAATTGCATCTATTTGCATTCTAGATACATCTTCTGTATCTAAGAGATCGTTTAATGATTCTGATGTCATTGCTTTTTCTGGATCTTTACCAAGCAAAAAACATAATTTGTGAATAGATTTTGTTAAATATACACAAGTTTTTTCCTTGATTAAATCAAGTTCTTCTTTTGAAATATTAGACATTAATATTGCTCCATATTTAAAGCTACAAGATACTGCATTGATTCCTCTTTATATCCTTTTCCTTCAATCTGCTTTAAGTAGTCTTGTCTAAGAAATGGAAGATAAACATTTACTGCCATTGTAGAATTTGCTGGGTCTTCTAATGGATCAAGAACATTTTCATTTAATTCTTTATTTGGGCTACCATGACAATACCAACCTAGGTAAGCGTATCTTACGCCGCCGCCAGTTGGCTTTACCTGATGGGCTGCCATATAATCACTAGGAAACATTAATACATCTCCCCTTTTAGGAGTATACTCTACATCCAAATAAGGAAAGTAATGAGAACCACCCGTAAAATTCTTTCCGTTAAGTTCACTCTCTGATTTAACACTGTCGTTAATGTAGAATATTGTACCAACCACATTTTTCATAGCTAATTGTTGGCTCGGATGTGGAACACCATACATGTAATCTGTTTGTATGTCTGCATGTGGGCCCATATAAACATTTGATTTATATTGTGTTATGTGACCCCTACTTTGCCACCAAACACATTTATATACTAAAGGAAACATTTCTATATATTTTAATAAACACTTATATTTAACTTCATCAATAAAAGCTAATGTTTTCATCGCTTGAAGTTCTTTGTCTCTATGTATTCTCGTTGCTCTATATGGCATTTCTTCAATCGTCTCAATAGGAAAATAATAACCACTATTATTAACGTAGACTTCTTCACCTGTATTTGGATGAGTAGTAAGTGAATACATTTCTGCTTTTTCTTGTTCTATACTTCTTTCACAGAATTTATACATCCAATCCCAATCTACGGATGCTGCGTTCTCAAACAGAACAACTCCACCACCCAAATGCTTTCCTTCAACGTCATTGAAGTTCATCATAATTATTTTCTCCTACTACATTGTCTAATTCATTTAACTTTAGAATTCCCTTGGTTACTGGACCAATTTTTTTACCATCTGCGTCTACGCCAGTTTTTATTCCTTTTACCCATGTCCATGGTTTTTCTTGTGAATTTTTCATTTTTAAATCGTTATATTTTCTTCTTGATTCTTCCAAATCTTTATCATCCCATCTATTAATAACTTCAAACTCAACGCTTGGCAGTAAGTCTGTTGGATAAATGGTAAAAAATAAAAATGGACTTCCTTTAGGGAATGTAACTGGTTCATTTACTTTATGAATTACCCAATTTGTTTGCACCTCATCTGGCCACCAACTACTTGGAATGCTAGCGGTCATTGGTGAGGCACCATCTACGTAATAATTTGGTGAACCAGTTGTCCACAGACTGTAGCCTTCTTCTGTGTTTATTGCCCAACCAGTTGCAATTGATATCATCCCATGTATGTTTGAATGAGCAAATTGAAAACCATTATGAACACCACCGCTAATTATTCTTGCTGGACTAGGTCCTCCATCCCAAATCACGACCAATTCTTCTGGAAGAATCATTTCCCATCCGCTAACATTTGCCGTGGTTACAGGAGTGCACTGGTAGGCGTGTTTATTATATGTATTGTCCATCCAATCTCTCTTGAGGCGAGATTGTTTTATTTCAACTGAATTATGATGTGTTCTTGATAATGTTACTTTTGTCATTTATACTCCAATTAATCTATAGTCTGCATCAAGTTGTTTTAGCGGTTGCACTATTTTATCAGTAAATCTTGGTCCGCGTCCTGCGTTGGGATCAGCGAGAGAACCGTCTAGGTTATAGCCATATTGAAAATTTTTATGTGTTCTTTCATTATAATCAAACATTGTTACTACTGAATATTTCATTCCCGAAGTAACTGGCTCTGAACTGTGTACAAATATATAATTTGAAGGAAAAAATATTAAATCCCCAGCCTTAGGTTTAATTTTGAAACCTAAACTATTAAATGCTAATTCTCCACCATCATAGTCATCATTTAAATACAAGACGCAAGATACTGTAGCGTTGTAACTAAACCCATGGTCTGTGTGTGGCTTAAAGTATTCTCCCGGACCATATTTAACAAAGTTAAAACTTTCCATAAAATCCATTTTATTAGCAGCAGGATACCTTACTTCATAATCATATAATGCGCACATAAGAATGTCTTTAATCTCAAATGTTATATTTTTTATATCTTCTATTTCTGGAAACATTTCCCATTTAGTATTATCTGGATGAATCTTAAAATCACTACAATTTCTATAACTAGTATCAGTATTCTCGTCACCTGTTGTAGCTAAAGACCATTTAAATCTTGGATTAAAACTTTGTTGAAGTCCGTTTTCAAGCCTATCTATAATAGCTGGCGAATTAACTAGTGCATTTTTGTATAACACTATACCTAATCTAGGGTCATAAACACACTGGGCATTGAGATCCACAGGACTACCTTTACTTTCTTAGTATGGTATACTTTTATATATCTCAGTATACCACAACGCTTAAGAAGGTGCTCATGTTCAATGAACAGATAACTGAAGAAAAACCTTGGAAGGTTTTACCTGGAACATTTGGAGACTCTCCTGATAATATCAAAATTATAGAAAATTTTATTGATGAAACAGATTTGTTGTCTCTACAAAATTTTGTAAAAAAAATAGATGAATGGGATAATTCAAAAGAAAGTGAATACCATGAGGATGGTACCATTAAATATGGTGCTGATGTTTGGTTGAATAGAACTTGTAGTTCCTATATAGTAAAAAAACTAGATAGAGACATCTATGACTTAATTGATTTTTATATAGATAAAATGACTGAAAAAATAAATAAAAATTACAATTGTTTTGTCGAGAAAAGACCACCCGTAATTGTTTGCTGGAGACCAGGAGATTTTCAGATAGCACATGCTGACAAACAGCTGCAGGATGGAAGACCTAATGCTTTTCCTGACTATGATATTAATTCATTATTTTACATTAATGATGATTACATTGGCGGAGAACTATTCTACACTCAACATAAAAAGAAGCTAAGACCAGTAGCTGGTATGGCCGTTTCTCATCCGGGAGACGTGAATTATATTCACGGAGTAACTCCAGTATTATCTGGAACTAGATGGGTTATTCCAGCTTTTTACGCTGTTAAATCTTTTTAGCTTTATTTAAAAGCTGGAGGAGCAAAGAATCCCGGAGGACCAAAGAATCCCGGAGGAGAAAAGAATCCCGGAGGACCAAAGAAT